GTTGATAACTTTAAAGCAGTTATTCAAAATTGCGTTCAAGAAAAATTGGATATTGATAATTTACCACTAGTTGAGGTGGAGTATATTTTCCTTAATCTTAGATCAAAATCGATTAATAATATCATATCAGTACGTATTACTGATCCTTACGATCCTAATATTAAACATAAAGTTGATATAGATTTAGACGATGTAAGTATCAAAACATCTAATATTAAAGATGTAATAAAATTGCAGGATGATATCGGTATCAAATTAAAAGTACCTACTATATCTACTCTAAAACGTCTAGATCAATTAACGAATGAGCAAGACATAAGTCTTAACACGCTTAAAGACTGTATTGAATATGTTTTTGATTCGGAAACTACTTACAGAATTAAAGACATGCCTGGGGATGAAGTAGATGCCTTTATAGACAGTCTATCAGCAAGCCATGTCGAGATGATTAAAGAGTTTTTTGATAATCTACCTAGATTAAATCTTGAAGTAGTTTTTACGGATAGTAAAGGTAAAGAAAACAAAAGAACGTTGGATACGTTCTATGATTTTTTTCAGTAATGCTGGGTTATAGTAATATATCAATATATTATAGAACTATGTTTGCTATGGCTCAGCACCATAAATATCAAATAAGTGAACTAGAAAATCTTATGATTTTTGAACGTGATATTTACGTTGATATGTTAATAGATTATTTGGAATCTCTAAAACGATCAAATAACGAGTTGTAAATGCCTCTACCCCTATTAGGAATAATTGCAAGACTAGCAATGTCTGCCCCGGCAGTAGGTAGAGCAGTAGCTGGTGTAGCTGCAAGATCAGCTGCGCGCGGGTTATCAGCTACGGGAGCTACTTTAGCGAGGTTGGGTGCTACAGTAGGTGCTTCAAGTATAGCTAGCGGTATTGCAAATAGAATAACTGAAGCTACAGCTAATACTTCAGAACAGACACAGCAAGATACACAATCTGATACGCCCGCTGAAGCACAAGCAGCAGCTTTAGAAGTACAGCCACAAGATACATCTGTGGAAAAAGTAGGCTCTACCTCTGATGGAGATGTAGGTAGTAAGCTAGCTGAGTCACCAGTTATTAATCTTCTTAGAAGTATAAATGATAATCAAAAAGAACTAGTAAATACTATTAAAACTTCGGATAGAAGAAGTACACCAGGTACTTTAGCATCTGCTTTAAGACAAGCTAGACCCACTCAAGTAGAACAAGTAGGATTGGGTGGAAGTTTGGCTCTACTGCTAGGTGCTGCTATTGCTGGCGGATTTACAGAAATAACTAGTAGGTTTAGTCAGTTTATTAATGGTATAGGTGAAGCAGTGCAGAGTGGTATTTCTGGCGCATTAAATGCAATAAGTGAGTCTATTTCTGAGTTTTTTAGTAGGTTATTTAATTTTAACCCTAGTAATCCGGCAGTAAACCCTGAAGATTTCAATAATAGTGAAGATCTATTAGAACAGCAGAGGCGAAGTCAACGTGCTGGTGAAAATACAGCACCGGGAGGAATCAATGCAACTCCTAGAGTTCCTACGCCTGAAGAGGCCGGTTTACCGCCTGTAAATACAACAGGCGACATAGATGCTGCTAGACGCGATTTTAGAGATGCAGATAGACGTGCTATGGGTTATGGCTTTCGGCGAGGCACACCTCAATATAATGAAATGGTACAGCCTTACTTAGATCGTTTTAATGAATTACAAAATACGCAGAGTCAAGCACAAGGCGGTGATTATACACCACCGCCTGAAACAACACCTGATCAAAATGCTGCTATAGAAAGAGCTTTTAGATCTGCTGAAACTGCACAGGCTAGTGCTGCTGCAGCTGCCGCTCAACAAAATCCACAAAGAGTGGTACCTGGATCAGAAGAAGATCTTAGACTACAAGAGCAGGCTGATAGAGAAGAAGCTACTCAGAGAGGTAGATCTCAGAGTAGTCCCGGCTGGTTTTCTAGATTTGTAAATACTTTAACGGGAAGAGATGCTCAGCTACAGCAGAGATCTGATACCTTTGTACGTGGCAATAGATCTTTAGCAGCTGGTATGGATGAAGAGATGCGTTCGCTATCGAATATTATGGATACTAGTGAAGAAGCTCGTGATCGTATGTCACAGACTATTAACAATAGTGGTGGTGTAGCTCAACCTAACGTTATTATTAATCAAACAACACCTCAAACTCAACAAGAGCCTAATATAATACCAGCTCCCCAAGCATCTCAAAGTATGTCAACACCGGGATCTAGAACAGCTGCTGTAAGTTTAGGCAGCTATCCTAGACTATTAAATCAGTCCCCGGCGTTTGCTGGTTAATCGTCAGAAGCTAGCTTCTTGAAGAAGCTCATATCTTCGTCTTCATCAGAACTCGCCTGCTGAGCAGGAGCTTCATCCCAAGGAGGGGATACATCAGTAGCGCGTTGTGTGCGTGGCTGAGATGCCTGATTAGTAAGACCAAGAGCCTTATCCAAACGAGCCTTCAACTCATCATAAGTCTTGAAGTTCTTACGATCGAGAAACTCACTCAGAGAATGCTGCTTCTTCCAAATAGCTTCCATCTCATCGTCAGATGCTAGCGGACGCTTATTATCGAAATCAGACTTATCGTAGTTACGATAACCGTCTACTTGACGAATGCGCAAGCGGAAATTAGCACCTTCCCAGAAGTCGAAAGCATTGATCTTCTCTTCGCCTTCGAACTCAGGATTCATCGCGTCCGTAAGCTTGTCGAAGATCTTCTTACCATACTGGAAAAGAAATACCTTACCTTCATTATCGGGATTGGCTTGATCTTTAACAACGTAGATATTAGAGATGTAATGAAGACGGCGCTTCTGCTTACGAACCTGTTCCTTATCTGCGTCAATACCTGAATTCCAAAGACGAGTATTAAGTTCAGATACTGGGTCCTTTTCACCAAGAGTCGTTAGCGACTTCTCGATATACCAACCACCAGGACCTTGGAAACCGTGATCCCAGCTGCGAATAAAAGGTACATCTTCGTTAACAGGTGCGGGAAGAAAGCGAATAATAGCTTGACCATTACCAGCCTTATCAACAGTAGGCTTCCAGAAGCGAGTATCCGCGCCTGAATTAGTATTAGCCTGATTTTGATTTTGCTTGGAAAGTTCTTGCGTGAGCTTGTTTAGTGCGTCTGCACGGTCACGCTTTAGTGATGCGAATGTATTTGACATGATATTTTTTCTCCGTATAAATCGTATGTTGTGTATTGCGTGTGTCATTCTTGTTCACTGTATGCATAATGTATAACCTATTTATGCAGTAAAGCGTTCAAGAGTTAGTTTTTTCATCCTAAAAGGATCAAATTTTACGAATGGCTCATACTTTAGTATCCTCCGTCTGTGCTCTGGCCAGATTATATGATCAGTGATGTTTTTAGTCCAGTGTGGAATGTAATTTACTACCTTATTAAGTATCACAAGTGTTTCGATACTTACAGTTCCAAACTGATAAAATTGTAGTAACTTGGGATACTGACCGTCAATAACTTTGAGATTTAAATCAAGATCATCATCCATCTTATCAAGATCGTTCTTATAGAGATAAGTTATGGATTCTTGACGACCTTTCCACTTATTATAGACGTCTTCTGATTCCTTATCGTTTAGATCACCTATCCATTTGTTAGAATTATCATCAATAAAATTAGCGATCAAAAATCCTTCTACATCCTTCTTCTTGGAAAGTTTATAGAACTGATATTTGTCGCGGCGCCTTTCGAACGCATCTTGCCTAGCAGATACTTTACCACCATACTGAAAATAGTCATAGTCACTGGTAAAGTGATTCTTTAAAGCAAGATACTTCGTATAAGCATCAAAAGGTGTCATGTTAGATTGGAAGGCGCGCTACCTTAGGTAAGAAGTTTAACTTCTCTGCTTCAATCTGTACCTTCTGCTTGAAGATAGGTGAGGCACGAATAATATCGCCAACCATATCCGGCTCAAGATTATTCTTCTCACAGTAGTAAAGAGCAGCATCAATATACGAGATGCGCTTATCATATGCGATACTTTCGATTTCTCGAAGTACCGTATTAGATGTTTTGATCTTTATCATTTAAATTAACTACCTCATAAAAATAGGAATCATCAGTCTCTTTTTTGACATGATTCTCTACTGAGTATACAGTAGTGTCGATTTTAAATCCAGGGTTATTTTGTATTCTGTTCTTAGTCCAGGCGCTATCATACCAGATAATTCTATTGTTAGGGTATGCATAGAAGTTACCATGATCCATCATAAAGACGTGTGCACATTTATGCTCTGGAGTTTCAGAGAAATTAGTATCGAGCATTGCTCTATTTTCAAAGCTCCAGTCAAGAGTAAAAAGATATTTACCCTCTTTCTTGGTACCATCCCATCTAACTAACTCAGCTCTTAAACCGGCTAGTCTAGCTCTTACTTGAACATCTATGTAAGATGAGAAACAATCCCAGTACATATGATTGTATATGGGTTCAGGATCGCATGGTTTCCAACAGAAAGCTGATATGGGCCTGCGCGTCCAGTTAACACCATTCTCGAGAAAAGCCTC